CATCAATGATTCTCTGAAGGCGGGTGGTATTGTACGCTATGTTCAGAATACTGCATGCTTCCTTTTTGGAAATCGGAGTTTTGTCGTTCAGTAAGTTTATCACTTTCTGAATATTGGCTTCTGATAAGTTCTCGTGGTCCTTCTTCTTGAGTCTTCTCATTTACGTCCTCTGGTTCATATGGGCGCTCAAGAGGATTGTCACTCTCATAGCGCAAATCTGCTTTGTTTTTGTTGAAAATACGATCCCAGTTATCCTCAAATACTTTTCGTTCTAATGCTGGGTCAATCGGCCGTCTTCTACTTCCCTTGCTCACGCGGATCATCTCCTATCATCATGCGGAGGTACCATATCGCTTTTTGTACGTCCTGCGTTTTGTTTTGTTTGTTCTTGCATCTCCAGATGTACTTGAACGCATTCAAATGGCAATACTCTTCAAAGCCTTCTGCCGAAGTAATCTGTTTCATAGCATCAATACATTCAACGTCAGCACGCTTGTAGTGTGCTGGACTATTTACTGGATCGTGTACTACACGCGAAGGGCCTCTAAAGCTTAGCCCTTGGCCGTCTTCTGTTTTGCTCCAGCCTTCTGGTAAATCATTCATAATAAAACTTTCCTTTCAATAACTGTAGACCTTAGTATGTCTACGTGCTTTCCGTCGTCTTTCTGCAACACTAATCTATCAGACTGCGGATTATCATGTATAATTTTACCGGAGGCGATTAGCTCAGCTCCGGTCTTCCAATGCTTGTAGCGTATTACTACTTTCACTTGTCAAATTCTAGTGATACGCGAGTCGTATGAAGCGAGCTCCGGTACCCACCAATCGGGCTCTGGTCTGTGGGACCAAGATGCGAAGGTAGCTTTATCCAAGTGATAGTACATCCTGTAGCTACCAATAGGGTCATCATAGTCTTTGAGTTCATCTGGCATAGCCAGTCCAAACTCTGTGAAGCCCACTCTCTCCATATTTTTAAGGTCGGGAAGTTTATTAATAACCTGCCAAAATGATTTATGTTCTTTGCCGTAGCGATATCTGTATTCCTCTGCTAATGCGTGTGCATAGCACCATGTCCATTCGTAGTTGTCTAACGAGGATCGTGTCCAAATTGTGCTTGGATGATTGTACATCATACCGAGGTAAGGAGTAAGATTGCGCTCTTCTGGTTTCAGTGGCTTTTCAATCTTTTTGTATTCATTGAGTACTGCACTCTCTTCTTTATTGAGTGCACGAGGCACGAAACCAAGAAGCTCATCAACCCAAACTGCTGTGCATAGTAACTGGGCAGCTTCAAGTATCATCTTGTTTACGTGCTTGTCTACGTGTGCTTCTGCACATTTGTCCAAGTCTTCATCAAGGTAGAATAGGTTCATCTACTCGCTCCCATATGTTGTCTGCGGTAAAACGAAAACTGCCAAGGTGTTCTTTGTCCCACTGGTGTGGTTCAATAATGCTCAATACGATTCCGTCTCGCTCACAGTTATAACAATGATACACATTACCTACCTTTGGCTCAAACCTATATTGAGCACTGTAAACAAAGTCTGTATCCTCTGCGATCTTCACGAGTTCGTCGTATTCCTTATTGATTTCATCTAATTTAGTTTTGAGATATTTGGCAGCGTTAGCTCCTCGCTCTGTCTTGAACAAAGCAATATCAGGCAGGCTGATACTGGGGGCACTAACGCTGTCGCCGTAGGTGAGTAAGCTACGTTTCTTAGTTTCCGTCACGAAGTTTTTCTAAGATAAACTCAGGGTTGGTATACAGATAAGGGTCGTCTTTACAGTTGTCTTCGCGGCCCTCTTCAATAAACCAGTCTGTAATTGTACCATTGTCTACAATACAAGCGTAGCGCCAGGAACGACGGCCAAATCCAAGATTGTCTTTGTCTACCATCATGTTCATAGCTTCTGTAAACTTACCACTACCATCAGGTATTACGGTCACGTTTTCAAGATTGTTTGCTTGTCCCCACGCATTGCATACGAAAGCATCGTTGACTGTGACGCAAAAAATTTCATCAATGTCTTCTGCCTCAAACTCTGGAGCAAGCTGTTCAAATGAAGGTAGTTGATAGGTAGAGCAGGTTGGCGTGAAAGCGCCCGGCAATGCGAAAAATAATACTCGCTGCCCTGCAAAAAGATCCCACGTATTTACATCTAGCCACTCATACTGCTTTGTTTCTTCATTGTAGATACGGGTCTGAAATGTTACTGAAGGTACCATCTCTGGCAACGATCGCCAGTATCCAGTTTCTTCATATTGTGCACGTTCGTGCGATGAGCAATAAATTGCCATATAAAAGTCTCCCAATTAGTTAAGGATATATTATAGCTGAAATAGATACAATTGTCAAGAATTATTTAGGGTTTACTATAGGTAAAACCATTGGTTTTTTAGCAAAGGGAGGAGCAACAGCTCCGCCTGGTGGAGCATTTATTTGTTGAGGCGCCCCTGAAAAAGCACCTTCTATAGCCCTGCCCTTTTCGCTATCTCTATGAGGCCAATGTAATTGATTTCCTTCTTCTTCAAACTCTAGCAAGGGCTTTCCTGAAGGATCTGCTTCGTCCATATACATACTTTTAAAGACTACTTCGCACATCTGGAACCACATCTGAACAGCTTTTTGGCCTTCTTCTGGGCTGTGCCAGTGATATAGTTGATTCCATACAGGCTTTTCAAATCTACATATAGGAACTATTGTATCTTTTTGCCATTGAAGAGGCATCTTACTACACGCGCGTAGTCTTTGTCCTCCGCATATAGGATACCAGGTATCTATGACCAGAAAAGGAGATACAACTCCATGTGCTTTAATACTTTTGTATAAGTTTTGATTTACAGGAATGTTAGGAATGTTCTTTTTGTTTGCTTTTTGATTCAACAAAAAGTGAACACTTCTATAATGCCAGCTATGTGCGGGCCAGCTACTTATTAAACTATCTGCAAGTTTTTTATCTATACGTGCGTACAGAGGCATTTATGCGACTCCTTCTAGTCGTGTCATTAATCTTTCAGCCCGGTTGGTTACTTGCTTGTACCACAGGCTATCTCTTCCTTCAACCGCTGCTCGCTTCCAGTCTTTGTCTTCAAGCGCAGTTCTAAAATTCTTAAACTTCGATAAACGAGTGCGTCCCATATTAAACATCATATTTACTAATATTTCCTGCACTTCGTCAGGCCACAGTAGAAACTTATTGTTATACAATGCAACACACTCACATTCAGCAGTGTGTAGGTCTTTTTCAAATGCTTCCCACACACGCTCTTCAGAAACAGGAGTACCGACTTCGCAACCATACTCAGGATCGTCCTTTATTACTAGGTGTCCGACACCGAAAGTTGGGTACCCAAGATGATCGTGATATACTTCATACTTCACGCCTTCATCAATACATAGCTGGTCAAATACTCGCTGTTTATTCATTTTACTCTTCCTTTGATTCGTAAGACGTCCGTACAAACCGCCACACATCTTCCTTTTCGTCGTACTCATGTATTAGATATGCTCCTGATAAACCTACCATCAACATACCATTAAACTCTGATAGATCATAGCCTACAACGCGTACTTCTTCCATGTTGTTGTTTTTTGGTTTTTCTTTGGTGCTTTCAGTGGCCATCGCTCCACTTGCTAGTGCATAAATCACAGCCAGTAACGCTGCATTTCTTTTCATTGCTTCCCTGTAGTGCTCCTTGTGAGAGTCTGCTTGTTTGGGTAGCTTTGATAACGGTACTACCCCTGACCGTCGTAATCGTCATCTACCTCAAGAACTCCTTGGTCTATGAGGTATTGCACTGTGGATTCAATTCCTACTCTACGCCCAAGATAGTACGCTTGACCAGCACACCCCACCATACAAAAAGCAAAGATAAGGTAAACTGTCAACATAATATAACTCCTGGGTATAGTTTTAGTAATCAGTATATTATACAGAAGAATGATACATTTGTCAAGAAATTTTTTCCGTTATGGGGGTCATAACTTTTGTTTATACTTCTGCCCCCATGTCAAAAAAATTCCTTGACATTCAAGTCCGTTTTCAGTATAATATACAACATGAAAGATTACCAGAAACGACCGTGGACACAAGCCGAACGCAACCTGCTAAGGCTACATTATTATTTTAAAACAGAAAATGAGCTGTTGGAGATGTTTCCAGATCGTTCTATTAATAGTATTCGCAAACAAGTTGCCTATCTCAAGAAACGAGGTTGGTGTTTTATAAGACAAGGAGCATTTTAGTGGCAAAGAAGAAAAGAATGGGTAAGTCAAACTACACAAGCCAAGGTCTACGTCGCAGTAGCAAAGGCTGTCGTTCGCTTACACCAATGCAAAGATTACGCAACCAGCAAGAAGCATGGTTGAAAGGCAAGCGTGTGATGCTGGTCATCGACGCGGCAGGTAACAAAGCCGAAGCTCAAGCTGTGTGGGGGCTACCTCCCATGTTAAGAAAAAAGGAAAGTAATGCCTAGAGTTAAGGTAAGAAATAACAATGTTGAAAGCGCACTTCGCGTATTCAAGAAGAAGTGTGCTGACATTGTGTGGGAGTATCGACAACGTGAGTACTATACTCCCAAATCAGAACAACGTCGGCTGGATAAGAAAGCCGCAATCGCACGAAGCAAAAGGAAAAAGAAATGAGTAATTATGTAACTAACTTTGAACTGGCTGGAGACTTTATGGAAGCTTTCGGCCAAGAAGTAAAGACAGAGCCAGAGTTTCCTGACTTTTCTACGCGTGAGTTACGATTAGAACTCATTCGTGAAGAGTATGAAGAGCTGGAAGAAGCAATTGAAAACAGAGATATCGTAGAGGTGGCAGATGCACTTACAGACTTATTATACGTTATATACGGAGCCGGTCATGCATTTGGTATTGACCTTGATGCTTGTTATACTGAAGTACACTACAGCAATATGAGTAAGCTGGGGCCAGACGGTACTCCGCTGAAGCGAGAAGATGGTAAAGTTATCAAAGGGCCAGACTTCTTTGAGCCTGACCTAAAGAGCATTCTGGAAGAAGTATAGTGGATCTAG